CCGGGATTAGATGGGAATAAGATATCATCTCCGTTGATTCTAACCGGTAAGTCTTCAAGTTCAACTTGTCGACCAAGGTAAGTCTCTAAAGCATACCAGTATGCTATGAGATTGATTATACAGAGAATTGGGAATGATAAGGTAGAGCCCATAAGTTGGCCGTTACGTTGAAGTACGGAAGGTACTTGAATCTTCCTTTCAATGTAACGAACTGACTTAAAATGGTTTCTATCCTTTAATTTCCTTTTCTTAGGTATCTTCAATGTTACCTCTGGATAGTGGAGACGTTGTTGGTAAATTACCCGTCTAAGAATATTCTTGAAGTCTTCAGAATAATTTGAATGTTTAAGCATTTCTTCGAATACCAAAGCTGTCATTCGGATGTCAACACCGTCAGTAGCTCCGGAGTAGTCTCCTGAAACCCAAGAGTCAAAATGGATATTATATTTCCTTTCAAAGGTATCCCTTTTGTCTCTCAAGTCAATGATGTGTTCTAAAGTGAGTGGTGTACCTGTCGCCAAGAAAATATCAAAATTCTGGAGATAGGACCACATATCTTTTTGAGCCGTTCGACTTAACCAGTAAGGAACAGACTCCCCTTTAGTGATCAACCTAACTTTGAGGGGTTCAAGGATTCCATGAACTTCAACATTGAGTTTACGTTCACCGAAGTAAGAAGCTTCTTTAACCACGGTTTCAAAGTCTGGAATAGCAGGACCATAAAGATCGACTTTATGACCCTTACCAAGATCGACTTGGTCTTGATAAGACATACCGAAGTGGTCAATTAACCAGTCCCGAACTTCTTCACGTTGTCCACCATGACTTCTAGTATTGGTGAATGATGCGGAAGTAGATGCCTCGTAGAACTTTGGCTTGTCAAAAGCAAAAGTCCTAAGAGCTCTTTTAATGTAAGGGATAAGTTGAAGATCAACTTCACCAGTTGGTTCTTTGCTTAACTTCTTGGCATGTTTCAGGTAGGAATCAAGAATAAAGCTCTCGGGAGCCTCACGTGCAGCCCGTTTTACACCTTGTAAAACTGACCACCAGATTCTCACGGTAGTATTATTCTTGTGAACTAAACGATTCATCAAGAGACGTTTAATTCGACCTGTAAAGACTAATGGACCGGGTGTACATTCCATATAACCTTCTGGGACCTCTGGTAATTCATTTTCCAGGAAAAAGGCCATTGGGTAAGCAGTAAAGTATTTGGCGAACTTAATAAAGTTCTTATTAGGCCAAGACTTCGTCACCCTAAAGAATTGTAATTGTTCGTGGAGAGGGAACCAGCCAAACTTTGGCAAAGTATCATAGAATACTTCGAAAAGACTTTTTGTCAATTCCAAGGCTTCCAGGACGCTTTGTCCCTCTATAAATATTCTGGTTGGACTAATAATTCTAGCTCCTAACGATTCCACATAGTATGCATCAAGCATACCATGGAACGTATGAGCAATCATGAAGATTAGCCCATGAGTAGTTCCGTCTTCTACTAAAGAAGATGGGGCCTCTAATAACCCATCTATCAAAGCGAAAGGAGAAATCCTCTTCCGTTTTGAACATTGGGAAAGTTCACTTTGAACG